CCGCGCAGATTATCCACAGTTGTTCCCAGACATCGTATGGCGCGGCCGCCGGGTCCCCATACGCTCCGAACCGGACAGCGTGCGGCGCGATTAGTGCGTCATGCGCAGTGGGCACGTAGTGGGGGTACTTTCCTGCTTTCCAAGTTTTGTAGACTTCGGTGGGGGCTTGTTCAACGCGGACGTAGCACAGCGTATTGAGCAAACTACATGCTCCGCAGACTGATTTTGCCTGCCCGGTTGCCCTTGCTTCGAGCGGAGGTATGTCTGATCGGAGTATCCATGTTTGCAGCATAGGTCCGGTTTTGGAGTTGCGAGTGGTATGCCGCAATCCTGTGAGAATCACGACGATGGGCGCGACGTCGATGCGGCTTGGACCTTCCCACATCACTAATCCCAACGGTCGGTGGTGTTTTTCTCTTTTCATTTGTGACTACTCCAGTTTGCAATTGGGCAGGGAAAACCATGCCCGCCCCCCCGCAGGGGACGGGATGTGGGTTGCCCGTCCTACACAGACTGGTCGAACATTCGCTCGAAAGCTTTGCTTTCATCAGTCTCCGCGACAAAAGTGTCCGGAGTGTACTCGATTAGGACGATCACAACAGGGCTTTCGTCCTCGTCTGTCGGGCCGACATATATGTCATCGTTTGCGGCAGCATATTCCATGGCCCACTCGGATAGTGCGTCGCTGTCATAATCCACCCGTCCCTGATCGGTTAGGGCAGTGAGCAACGCTAATCGCACGTCAGCAGCCGACACAGACTCGGGTAAGCTATCACAATCGCCACCGCTTTGGAAGTCATCCACAAGCTGGTCGATGATATTGCGCAGCGTTGTGTGCGGTCCGTAGAACGCGAAGAGGCACCCCGCGTTATCGTCCCACCGACGCCCGTTTCCGCCCCAGTAGTCGATCATGCCGGAATATTCAAACGTTGCTGTCAACATACAGATTCTCCTCAAGGTATTGTGTCACAAGATCGATCATCTCACGCAAAACCTCGTCAGCGTATTGTGTCTTCGTTGACATCATAGCCACCCTTCCCCTACTCTAGCGTAGTCCATGCCCCATCGGATTGCAAGAAACTCCGCGACAATCTGGTCGCGGGTGGTCGCGATTGCCCGTCCGTCTTGAGGGTCAAAAACTTCCCACTCGATTAGGTTCATCGGTATGTCCTTGTGTCGGAGGATAAGGAAAGTCACGTCCGCTCTCCGCAGAGAGCGGTGTGTGGGTTGCCCTAACCGAGTTGCACGTCCCGCGTGGGGACGACAGAATGGTTTGCTGGCCGACCACAAGTAAGCCCATAAGTGTTCAGGATTCGGCAGACTTTGAGCGCCGCAATGATCGTTGGCCGTGTCGCAATCGCGACAAGGATTCCGTCGCGGTTATTGATAATCATGAATGCTTCGTGCTCGCGACACCACTTGGGGGTTCGAGGTTTTTGGACAGTAAACATTGTTGCGTCTTTCGTGGTAAAGAGGTTTGTGGTAGCAACTCGTGGCTACCAGAAGTATAACTTGAGATTTTCGGAGAGCAAGTGTCACGATTCATTTTTTCCTTTTTCGCGTGCGCATGCGCGGAGCACGGAGCATGGAGCACGGAGCATGGAGCACGGAGCGCGGAGCATGGAGCATGGAGCACGGAGCGCGGAGCATGGAGCATGGAGCACGGAGCACGGAGCATGGAGCACGGAGCATGGAGCACGGAGCATGGAGCATGGAGCACGGAGCACGGAGCATGGAGCATGGAGCACGCATACCGTAAGACGATCTTACTTTTCGACCACTGTATCATTCTGCGGCACAAGGCTGGGGTACTCGACATCCACCCACCGTCTTGTGCGGCTTGTTGTCACGCTTTGGTGCAAAAGCGTGAGCATTTGACGCAAGGGGGTTCGGGGTAAGGGAAGTGTCGCGATCTTTTTCTACGCACGCGCACGTACGTACGCACGCAAGGGGTTCGGAGTAAGGGGTAGGGGTTCGGAGCAAGGGGTAGGGGTTGGGGTCTGGGCCGATCTTGAGCCGGGTGGGCGCGCGGGCGCGCGTGGAATCATACATATATGTCCTTTATTCCTTTGCAAAAAATTGCAAAATCAAAAAATTTTTCTAGACTTGACTTTTGAAATGATCTACAATAAGATGATGATCGGAGGCGCAACATGAAATGCATGTGGAAATTATTTACGGGCTTTGTTGTCAAGGCGATCTTTCTTGGTGGAATTTGCTGGTGGATTTTGATACTGTACCTGCTGTTCTTCGCAACTCCCGGAGCACATCCATGACGCAGAAGCACATGATCTACCTATCGTCACCGTACACGGCAAAGGGACCACAAAATACGGAGACCGAAAGAAGGGAGGCCGCCTGGCTACAAGCCTGGCGCCATCAACAAGCCGTCAACGCAACGTCGGCACTTATTGCTAGCGGGTATCTTGTCTTCTCTCCCATCGTTTACAGTGTTCCTCTTGTTGAACGTGGTGGGATGGGCACGGCATGGTCTGATTGGGCTGAGTATGATAAAGAGTTCATCAGCCATTGCCAGGCCTTTGCTATCCTAAAAATTCTCGGATGGCGAGAATCAACCGGCGTTAATGCTGAGTTGCTACACGCTATCGGGCTACGACTTAAACTTTTGGAGGTCGACCCGGATATTTTTGAGTTACGACCCCTCCGGAAGGAATAGAATCATGGATGACAGCGGCACGGACACGCCAATCACGTTCGAGCAATGGGTGCCTCTGGTGCATCACGTCGCGACGAAACGATTTCCATGGGCTGCTGGTAGTTCGTCTTCGCGCGAAGATAAGATTCGATTACGAGGTTTAGATCGTGAAGACCTAATCCAAGAAGGTTGCATAGCGCTGCTTTATGCAATCGACCATTACGACAACGATCATGTCTCTCGCGCATCCTTTGCAACCTACGCCTACAAATGCATCTACGCCGCGATGTTGAAATACACGTGGGCTAATGCAACGCCACTTAAAACGTGGGACAAAGTTGAGATTCGTACACGCGGCAGCGATGCGGCCAAAGAGAGTCTGGCCGCGGCACTACGGTGCGCGCTGTTTACTGATATTGCACCCGACAATCCTGAGTTCCCAGATAAAAAAAGCGGTATGCACGAGGCCGCTAAAGATGAAGAGGAGTTCGTGGCGGCTTGCATTGCTAAGCTGCGGGAAAATCTGAGCCAGAGAGATTTCGAGATGCTACTTGACCGCGCTAGCGGTATGATCTATAACGGCATAGGAGCGAAATACGGATTTTCTGGTGAACGAGCGAGAGTCGTTCTCAAAGATCTGCAATACGCTGCAGCAAACATTCTCAGTCAGGAGATCATGGATAATGTGTGAGAGGTTTATTTACATTGCGACGTTGGATATGCCCGGATACCGCTGGAGTGGTGCGTTTCTGAGTGTTCCGACTGTGCGACGAATTTATGATGCAATGTCGCAGGTTGCTGATGATGATGTATTACAGGCATTTCTCGAAGTTCTTGGCGAGGTTCCGCTCAAGGAAGCGGTAAAGCCGATTAGTAGTTTCAACATATCCAAGAAGTTCGGATCGTGTGTTGAAATAAATATCAGTCGCATTTATTACTTTGGTTACGCTATTTAGTTTTAGGAGGTTCAAATACCTTCTTCTCATCAGGCGGCAGACCGGGATCGCGCAATGACTAGACATCCAGCAAGACATAAAGTGATCTTCCAGACTGGTGGCGACGTAATAAACTGCGCTACGATCGCGAATGTGAGTATTGTTCCGGCCGAGGAAGCCAAGACACTATTTGATTTTGACGCCCCGGCGGTGGTCATTGGCTTTGCGTTCTCGGACCGCGTATTAGTCCTGAAAACAGAAGATCACGAACATGCGCACGTCGTTTTGTCGAGATTGAAAAGGGGCATGATCGCCTCTCGAGATGAAAACTTTGAGTTATTGGATGATATTGACGACGATGATGATTGAGGTGTAACATGAGTGGTACGTGGGTACAGGTTAAGAAAGTTGTTCCGCGCGCGCGGATGCCAGAGTACGCGCATGAAAACGACCTCGGCGCCGACATGTTCGCGGCCGAGAAAGTTTTTATACCGGCTGGCAAAGTCGGTAAAGTTCCACTCGGAGTAGCCATGTCCTTTTCGCCGGGTTGGTATGCTACATTAAATGACAGATCCAGTGTTGCTGAGAGAGGTTTGTTTGTTGTCGGTGGCCAGATTGATGCTGATTATCGCGGCGAATGGGTTTGTATGCTGTACAACGCGACGGAATACTGCCAACTGATCAACGTGGGCGACAAGATCGTGCAGGCTGTGTGGCACCGCCGCAATCAGGTGTTGTTTCGTGAATCGTTGGAACTCGAACCTACCGAACGCGGCGAAGGTGGTTTCGGCAGTACCGATGAAAGGGTAAAACATGAGCGATCGTGACATTCGACTTGATAAGGCTGAGATGGACCGCATTTTTGCTGCAAATTCAGGTGATCGTAATGGGCTGATATGGGACCAACTCGGTGTTACTCCGGTCGATCGTTTGAATGGTGCGGTGCGCATCGCCGAATTTTGGCGAGACTATGCGCATCAACTGCGTTGCCTTGCTGCAGACGCGATCTGGATAGCACGCCACGGGGATTATAAGAACGGAGTTACAGACCCGAACGGTATGATTGACGAGGGCGAAGCAAAAGCCGGCGAATTTCTTGGCGAGCTTGAAGATCGCGCAACGAAATTGCGCGTTATTATTCATTCGACAAGCGATGAAAATCATAGATTCTACCAGGAGTAAACATGAATTCATACCACAAAATCCAAACAGTATTCAAACGCGACATGACCAATAATGGCAAAACGCTGCTGATTGGTCAATACTCTCGTCCCGAGTTCGAGTTCTTGCGTGATTGCAATTGGCTCTGGACCGAGAAAGTGGACGGAATGAATATCCGCGTTATGTGGAATCCCTGCGGGGCTGATAATGTCATCGGGGATGTACGTTTCGGCGGTAAGTCAGACAACGCACAGATTCCAACGCGGCTCTTCGAGAAACTCGTCGCGACATTTCCTTTGGATGGCTCCGCCTTCCGCGCATCGTTCGACGAAGGCCCGGTTTGTTTGTACGGCGAGGGTTACGGCGCAGGCATTCAAGCTGCCGGCAAGCTGTACGGACCCAACCAGGACTTCGTGTTGTTTGACGTTAAAGTAGGAGACTGGTGGTTGAAGCGCAAAGATGTCCTCAGCGTAGCCATCGCCATGGATCTTGGGGTGGTTCCTGAATGGGGAAGAGGCACCCTGATGCAGATGGTCGACGTCGTCCGCGACAGCGGTTTGAAATCACGCTGGTACGATGGCCCGGCGGAAGGTCTCGTTGCTCGGCCGGAAGTCGAGCTATTCGCGCGCAATGGACAACGAATCATCACGAAACTGAAGGTGAAGGATTTTCGTGTGTGCTGACAGATTATTTAAAGGAGCTAATGATGGGAGAGTTTGATGAGGTATACGAAACTACACGGCTTCATGCGGCAACTGATGCCGTGACGAGAGAGCAGACCGCTCTGTCGAGTCCTTTTGCGCGATGGTGGGCCGATTTTTGCCCGCGAATACCGATGGTCCATTCGCTTAAAGTGATCGCGATGAAATCATGGGATGCATCGCAATCCCACCGAGGCGAAAGTCATGCGATTCAACTTGCCAATGATTTCTACGCGAAGCATGGTGCGGGAGCAGACGAAGATTATGATGGGATTTCTCAGACGCTGAAAAAGGCCGAGGAGGTACATAAGGACGTACAGTTTCGTGGCTGGGGTTCAGGGATTGCGGAGCCAGCCGATTAAATATGTGGACTCATCAAATAATCTTCGGGCCTATCGTCGCCGCGCTTCAGTTAGACCAGTACGGCAAAGTACTGGACGCGGCGCCGATTCTCCGAAAATTCATTGGGCAGAACGTCAAGAACTTACGAATGTGGGCGTCGAAAGTAGGAAAAATTACGCCCGAACTTGTGGAGTTATCTCAACTCTCACACTTGCTAAAGCATCAATGACTGCGCGAGGGTTTAGGTGATCAAGGTAGATCTCGGTAGTAGCTAAACTTGAATGACCAAGTTGCTTTTGAATCACTCGGATGTCAATTCCTTGCTCGGCCAGGACGCATGCTCCCGCGTGGCGGAATCCGTGAGGATGGACTCGCTTCTTGAGTCGAGCATCATGTGCCACGCGCTTGATCATGCTGCGGACGTAGCCGGGGTCCATTGGTGTGCCAACCTGCGTGCAGAAGAATGTGCGGCCGGGCGGACGAATTGCTACCCAATCTTCCACGTAGGACTTGAACTCAGGGAAGATACCTGTTACGCGGCGTTTCTTGCCTTTGCCAAGCAGGATAGTGATCGCCCCGGCGTCTAGATTTACATCCTCGGGCCGGAGGGCCAAGACCTCAGCGCACCGGTGTTGGGCTCCGAACATCACTGCCACGATTGCGCGGTTGCGGATGCCTGTGGTGGTGGAGGGGAACGCCGCAAAAAAACGCTGCATCTCGTCCTCGGACAGGATCTCGATAGGTAATTTTCGGCCTTTGTTGTGGTGTTGCATCGAAAATCCTTCGGAAAATTGGAAACCTACACGAATAATACCATGGAAACTGAACAAAGTCAAGAGAGTAGCGTCATGCAAAAAATCGATAAAGACCCGATGGAAGCGCAGCAAGTCCGGATTGACGCCCTGCGAAAGATCGATGAAGACAAAGTGAAAGTGCGCCAAGCCCGGCTCAACGCGATGTTGCCAATCAAGGAGCCCAGGAAAGAGGTCATAGCACTTAACGATGGTCCACACGCCCGAGAACGAGCGAGAATTGATGAGGCAAGGAAAAACATTGCCAAAATGATTGATTTCCGAGCAGCCAACGAGGCAGGTGTGGGTATTATCGATGGCAAGGCGGCTGTACAGGCCAAAGGAGATGTAAATTTAGTGCGAGATATCCAGTGGGTTTACGACAATCTGAAGGATTTGATTATCGAACCGCCAGATCCAGGGAGTCCCTGCGTGTTAAGCGAGTATATTTTGGCGAAAGCACCATCCAGCGGTGCTGTTGCGATGGCCAGGTACGCTCGCGACGATGATAAAGCATTCTTCTCGAGGTTCGTTGTCAAACTACTGCCTCGCGATTTACAGCCAAAAGAGGAGATTTCCGATCGAGAGCGGCTTTTGAACGTCGATCCTGAATTTGAAACCCTCGAGAAGTATTTTGGATAGTCCATGCCAAATCTAATCCCTCCGGAACAACCGGTTGCCAACCTCGAGTATCGCAAAGCACTGCGAAAGTGGGCATCTAAGTCACAGGTTAATCGTGATTGGATCATCGAAAAATGCCGCGAAGATTTCTTCTGGTGGTTGAAGTCGTTTGCGTTCATTTATGAGCCGCGGCCTCGAGATGGTAAGAAATCGATCCTGCCGTTCATTCCGTGGTCATCGCAGGTCCCAGTATTTGAAACCATTCTCAAGAATCTCGGATACACGGACATAGGACTAGAGAAGTCCCGCGGCGAAGGGGCTACGTGGATCGTGATCTGCATTTTTGTTTGGGTATGGCTTTTTCATCCGGAAAAGAAAGACTTTGGCCTTGTGAGTAAGGACCGCGACTCGGCCGACGACCCAAACAATCTTAGTTCTCTTGGCGCGAAGGTCGATTTCCTTCTCGAGACGATGCCGCAGTGGATGTCTGGGAAAAAGGGTAAACCGAAAGATGATGGCGATTGGGAGAGAAACATCACGCGCTCAACATGGCATAATCGCCGCAATGGCAGCATAATTTATGCAACGGCGACCACGGCCGAGATGTTTTCTGGTGCACGCCTAACGGCACTGATGATGGACGAATTCGCAAAATTCCCACGCGGCGATGACGAGGCAGCGCTTTCCTCGACCGCTCCTGTTACCGACTGCCGTATTTTGGTTAGCACGTACAATGGGTGTGACGGTGCATATTACAAATGCATGAAAGAGCCGTCGTCCATGGTCAAAATCTGCATGCCGTGGATGAATAATCCAACACGTAATCAATTCATGTTCTGTATCGACGGCAAAAATGGTCGCCTACTAAAGCCTGGAACGACCGAACCAATTCTTGTCGGTGAATACACCGATAAATTCTTTGGTGAGTTGCGCAAGATTTTGCAGCATCGTAGTTTCGACGTTGAAAGCATATCTAAGGTGTGGAGTCCATGGTACGTCAATGAATGCTGCCGCGGCGGCATGACCCCGCGGATGATCGCGCAAGAATATGACATGGATCCGGAAGGAGCCGGAAATAACTTTTTCCCGCCACAGCTTATTGAACGCTGCTGCGCCAGAGCCAGAAAGCCAGATACTATTGGCGAGGTGGAGTACGGAGAAGACTTAACCGTCACGCGATTTATGACGTCAAAAACTGGGCGGTTTAAGCTGTGGTTCGATCTGCAAACGCACAAAGCACTGCCGCCGCTAGGCAATTACGTCGTTGGCGTCGATATAGCTATGGGTCTCGGGACGTGTTGGACAAGCAATAGTGTCATCTCGGTTGCCAACCGAGACACAGGTAAGAAAGTAGCAGAATATTGCTCGCATACCACCGGCCCTGAACGCCTCGCAGAGCTGGCAATTGCCGTTTGTCGTTGGTTCATGAATGCTGACGGAGGACCAGCCTATCTGATCTGGGAGAATAACGGAACTGGTGGAGGAGCGTTTCGACTTCGCATCCTGGATAGTAATTTCCGAAATTTTCACTGGCATACACCGTGGAATTCTTCAAAAAAGAAACCAACGAAGGACCCAGGATGGCAAAGTTCCAAAACTAGTAAGAATGGCATGTTGTCGAAGTATCGTTGGTCACTTACCGAAGGCTTCTTTGAGAATCCGTCGGAGGAAGCACTCAACGAATGCTCGCACTATCAAGTCTGTGCCGGCGATAAAGTGATGTACATCGCGGGCACGACAGACGACAATGACCCGATGAATTCAAACGAGAATCACGGCGACCGCGTCATAGCGGATGCGCTGGCCAACTTGGCGATGGAGGAACTCGGCGGAGGAGCCGCGGGTCAAATAAACAATCCGAGAATCAAACGCGGCAATTTTAATCCCCCGGAGGGTTCGTTCGGATATCGGCAGAAAATTCGTCAGGAGAAAGACCGGCTCATGATGAAGAAATCCATGCGTTTGCGGCTTCGAGATTGGTAGTTGGTAAAAGCGCAGAATACACGAATAATTACAAGAGAACTTATCTCTGTAATTAACCTCTTGAACCAAAAGGAGCTAATATCATGCTCGAGAAAGACACGCAAGACAGTCAAGTTGCGTCCGCAGTGGCCGAGGCCAAACGCGACGTTGCGCTTCAAACCGATAACCAAGAGGACGACACGGGTAAGTGACATGCGAAACCGAATCTTCTCCAGCACGGAGGCTTCGCCGACGGCCTCTCCGGCCTATGAAGAGGGCATGGCCGCCTTCTTGGCCGGGGATTCTTTTTGCCCGCACGTACGAGGTCCAGATTGGAGTCAGGATCGTTACGCCTGGTGGATGGGTTATCTTGATGCCAGGAATTCTAAGTTTCGTTAAGGAGCTACCATGGCTGAATACGACGCTGATCCTACCGAATCGGTCCGGGCATTCTGCCGCCAGGTCGCCAAAGAGCAGGGCGGTGACACGGAACTGGCAGGTGATCCTGACATGACCGGCAAAGATACAGGTGGTTTGTATGCTGGCGGACTCGCGACACATGCCGCAGAGGAAGATATGACGCCATTTGAGGAGCGTCATAGTAGACCTCGCGGATTTTCTGAGAAAGATAATGTGTCGCCTGACCACGATGTCGAAAACTGGTACTCTAGTTGGGACTAAATATGCCCTACAAAGATCCGGAAAAACGAAAAGCATACAGAAACGCCTACATGAAGGTTTGGCGGAAAACCTCTAAAAAATACAAAGCTTACCGCGAAGTCCTCGAAAAAGATCCTAAGTACCTCGAGAAGAGGCGGGAATGCGCACAGTTGCGGAAGCAGAATCCTGAATATTACAGGAAACACAAAGAGGACGGGCGCCGGAGGTATGTTCACGCAAAGTTTGGGATCACGTTGGAAGAGTACGACAGATTACGCGAAGAATCCGGCAATCGCTGCGCTATTTGTGGCTCATTGACTGCGCGACCCCATCTTGATCATGACCACCAAGATGGAAAAATTCGTGAGTTTCTTTGCTATAGGTGTAACAGTGGGTTGGGCTACTTTTGTGATGATCCGCTTGTGCTAGAGGCGGCGGTTAATTACCTGAGAAAACACGACAAATGAGCGTACACCCGGACGAGGATTTCGGCTCCAAGCAAGACCGCGGCGGTAACAATGACCGCCTGGGCGGAATCAATCCGCTTCGCGAGGTCGACGTTGACAAATTGCGCGATTCGATGGCTTGGTCCGCCAGACAAATGGCGACGTTTCGCTCGCAGTATGTAGACAGCGTCTCCTATTTCGCCGGCAGTCGATACGGAGAGAACTCCGGCAGCGGCGAGACACCGTTGAATATGATGCGTCTCGCAATCGAAATTTGGTTGCGGCAATTGGTATCGCAATCGCCTGCGGCGCTTGTGTTAACCAAATCGCCGGCACTGACGGCCAAAGCGTATGAAATGGAGCTAGCGACAAACTTTCTGCTCGATGTGATCAAATTCGGGCGTAACCTCTCAGATGTCGTACGCTCTGCGTTGTTCCTGCTCGGGGTGATGAAGGTCGGTATTACGTCTGAGTATCTACCACGCGGCTCCGGTTACACATCCAAAGGAGGACAACCGTACGCAGAACCCGTGTTGCTTGAAGATTTCCTCTATGATATGAACGCACGTCGTCAGGAGGAATGGGATTGGGTTGCGAATCGCTACAGGATGCCATACGATCTTGTTGTAAATAATCCGGAATATGACAAAGAGGCAAAAGCGAAGTTATCTCCGGAAACAGAACGCGGCGTTGTCGAAGATTTCGCGGGTGGGCAAGAAAATACCTCGGACTGGACAGCCGGAAATGCGATTTCAAAAACAGAATATCGTCAACACGTCGATCTTTGGGATATTTGGATTCCTGGCGACAATTTGTTCATAACTTTACCCGCGCAGCAAGGTCTTCAACCATTGCTGGTGCGTGAATGGGAAGGCCCAGAACACGGTCCATTTCACTTGCTGGCGCTTTCTACAGTGCCGGGCAATATTATGCCGTCCGCTCCTGCACAGCATCTGTTTGACCTGCAGGACCTGCTGACTGTTCTCGTAAATCAGATCGGGTTACAGGCGAAGCGGCAGAAGACACTTACCATCGCCGACGGGCGTGCGGTTGCCGATGGGACAGCACAGGCGATTATGGAAGCCGAGGATGGACAAGTCATCCAGGCAACACATGTTGACAGCGTCAGGGAAATGAAATACGGCGGGGTTGACCCAGGGAACTTTGGGTTCGTTCAATGGCTTAAAGAAACTATGTCGTATATGGCTGGAAATTTGGATGCCATGGGTGGGCTATCGCAGCAGGGAGGGACTCTTGGTCAGGAGCAATTGCTTGTTCAATCTTCGTCAGAGATGCTCCGCGATATGCAATCAAAGGTTGTGACGTTCACGGCCGATGTGATCAAAGACCTGGCTTGGTATCTATATTCTGATCCGTTTCTTGAGTTGGATTTGTCGAAACAGATCGAGGGATTCGGAGAGGTTCCGTTTAAGTGGAATGCTGAAGATTTGGACGAGAAGGATTTCTTCCGCTATCAATTTCGAGTCGCGCCTTACAGTTTGAAGAGCAAAGGCCCAGAGCAGCGACTCGGCACTATTATGCAACTGGCAACTCAGGTTTTCCTGCCGCTAGCGCCGATGATGGGTGCTTGGGGAATGTCGTTGAATTTGAAAAAGTTGGTTGAATTGATAGCGAAATATTCCGACCTCCCAGAGATTATCGAGCTGATTTCGTCTGAGATGGCGTTTCAAGGTCAAGATCAAATGATGCCACAGACTCCTGGGCGCAGGCCTCTGCAGAGTCCGTCAACAACACGTAGCTACATTAGAGAAAGCCGCTCCACGCAAGGTGCTGAGGAGCGGACAAAGAAAAACATTTCCGCGTTAATGATAGCCGGCAGGGAAAAGGTAGCATGACAATTTTGACCGATGATATTCGCAAAGCAATTCATACGCAGCTAACTGCTTACCCCCAAACGCCGCTGCGCGAGCATGTGCAGGTCCGCAACGCAGGTGCGTGGGTGAAAGCACATCATAGCGATGCGCTCGGCGTGGATCCGGCGGATGTGCCGCGAGCTATGGCCCATCTTCGCGCTCACGGAGTGGCGGCTGATTTTGATAACGCCGGGCGATGTATAGTAACGAGCGATAAGCAATTCCAAGATATTTCTCGGGCCTCGGGGCTACGAACCGGGAGAGATGGCTATAACGTGCGTGATTACGAAGGGAATCAAATCCTTTCAGGCAGACAGCCGGCAACCAAAAGAGCTGAACTACGTCGCGCGGTTGATCGTGGTGATTTCGACACTTAATCAGGAGAACTTTGTGGCCAAGAAAAGTAAGGACAACGCTTTCGGAACGACGAACACCGACGCCATCAAGCCGCTGCCGCAGCCAGAGTTTGCGCCGGCGACCGATGCATCACAATATGATGACACGGAAGGCACGTTTGCACCCGAGGTTCTAGCCCGCGCTGGTG